TTACTCGTGCAGGTAACAGCTTAGGTCGTAAAGCCATGATTGGTGCTACAGCAGGGTTGTGGGCATTAACACCTAAGAAATCTAAATACAAAGAAACAAAGAAATCCAAGACAGATATTAATAGCAAACAAATGGCAATTTGCCAAGACTGCGGTAAATCTTGGGAAGTTAAATAACAATAAAAAAGGACCGTACCACGCCAAAATAGGTACAGTCCTAAGCACTATCTAATATAAATACAAGGTAGTTATCATACAAGATAGTACAGCCAAACACCTATATTGTATCATGACTACATCAGTTATGCAAGAACGCAAAAAAGCCACCGTGAACGCTTGAGAAAAAACACGGTAGCTTCTTTGTGATAACATCGTTGGATTATAATATAAAATTTTAATATAGAAAGTTCATTTATATTGTATCATATCTATATTGTTTTGCAACAGCAAAAAAATCCACTCTTGCATGGCTGTTATTTTTGTACCAATTTTGTGATTTAAATTATTAAAAAGGAGTGATACAATGGCAACAGCTAAATTTAAAAAAGGTAAAGATGGTTACTATTCTACTAACGTTTGGGATGGCACATACAGGGATAACGGTAAAAAGAAATATAAACACCTGCGGTCCAAGAAAAGCTCTAAGGATTTAGAAAGAATCGTAAAGGAGTTTGAGCAACTAAGGGACCAACGGCAGGCAATGATTGATAGTGACATACTATTTATTGATTATGCCAGACAATGGAAAGTCTTATATAAAGAATCTAACAGAGCTAACAATACTAATAAAATGTACGACAATGTAATTAACGTCCATTTTAACGGCATTAAATACGTTAAGCTACAAGATATACAGCGTAGCCACTTACAATTGATTCTGAACGATGCTAAAGGCAAACCACGGACACAACAACAAATAGTCATGACATTTAAGCAGGTCCTGCACTCTGCTGTTTGCGATCGCATTTATTCCGCACAATCATTTGCAGATATATTTGACAACTTTGAATCTATAAGTTACAAAGCGAAAGAAAAACGTCCATTGACACCAGACGAACAGAAAGCCGTTTTTAAGGCAGATTTTAACTTAATGGATAAAATATATGTCTATATCATTTATGGCTGCGGATTGCGATGTGGAGAAGCCTTAGCACTAACAGAATCAGACTTTAATCTAGAAACAAGAGAAGTATCTATTGACAAATCACACGACATATCAGACAACATACCAAAGAAAAAATCAGTAAAAAACATCCAGAACGGAGAAAGAACACTGCCACTGCCAGATAACGTATTCGACACAATTTCTAATTACATAAAAAAACTTAGAAAAGATGGCAGGAAATACTTATTCATAAATCGTAATTACAAGCCTATGACAAAATCTGGTTTCCGCAGAATGTGGGGTAGGATTATAAAAGCAATGCAGGGAGTCAGCGAAAGTCCTATTGAGGATTTAACAAGTCACATTTTCCGTCACAACTATTGTACCAACTTATGCTACCAATTCCCTAAGATTAGCATAAAAATGATTGCAAGGCTTGTAGGGGATTCTGAAAAGGTCGTTCTGGAAGTATATAATCACTTAATGTTAGAAAAAGAAGATAGTATATCCGCTGTAAATGATGCCTTAAATTTGGAACAAAAAGTGGAACAGCCTATGGAACGAAAAATGGAACAACTAAATGAAATGGTATCTTAGATTTCTGGAATACGTATGGAACATGGAACACGGATGGAACAAATACTTACCTAAACTTTAGATACTTTCGATTACTTTTAAGGGTATGATTTTTAGATAGGTCTTACCCTTAAAAACCGCATAAATACAAGAAAAGCACGGTATTTAGCCATTTGGCAACCGTGCTTTTTTAAAGTGAGCGTGCGGGGATTCGAACCCCGGACAACTTGATTAAAAGTCAAGGAATCAAATCTATGTTAAACCGCATAAACTCTATTGTTCTCAATTTTGGTTGGAACGAAAATGGAACATTCTCGTTTCAACGTTGTTTATAATATCATATCATTTTCGACATTGCAACTACTTTTTTCGATTTTTTTTCAAAGCCGTGCAAGTTTTCTTTCCTGCATATGTTCCAGACGTGTTCCATCCTAACTGTTTCCAGTATTTCTTCAAGGCTTGCGTTGTCTTTGCTCCCCAGATTCCGTCAATCACTAATGGATGTTCGTTTGCGTATGTACAATTTGCGTTCAGCTTTTTCTGTAACCACTTGATCGCAGATTTAGAAGAGTTCTTTTTTACAATGCTGTATGATACTTTTACGTTATCATATTTAGGTCGTCCATATCCTGCGATACGACTATTGCCTAAAGCATAAGACTTCTTGCATACAGCACCACCGTTTGGTACAACGGCTGTTCCATTAGAGGTGTTGCCCTCGATTGTGAACACCATCTCATCAGTTACTGCATACACAATCCCAGTGTGGCAGATTCTTTGAGAGTTCTTGAAGAAAATCTGGTCTCCAATCCGTGGTGTTTTATGCCACTGATCATTGTCTTTAAATTTTTGTGCTGATGTTGGAGTGTATGCACTAAATCCATGTAAGAGATTTTTTGCTACATCCCTGCCGTATGCCTGCACCATACACCAATCCACGAACATGTCACACCAGTAGGCATTTGGTCCGTTAATGCCAAAGTATGCTCCATACTTAGTGTAGTTGTTGCTGCCTGCGTTTTTTGTCTTGCTGTTTAGATTCTTGTTGCTTTTCTTCTCTAAATAGCCGACCTCTCCTTTGGCTACTGTAAGAAGCTTGTCTACCGTATTTGCCATATTAGTCCTCCTTATATTCGATTACCTCAGCAATATCTGTCTTGTTCTTTGCAAGCTCGCTATCCCCGATTCCCTTTGTTGTTGGGTCCACCAATACCCCGACAGCCACTAAGATATTAAGGATGATACCTACAAGCTGTGATACTTCATCCTGTGCGATTGGTGCTGTGATACCTAAGATTCCTAGAATCTGATAGATAAATGCAATTAAGGCAGAAGCCAATGCTACTAATGTTGCTTTATTCTTGAAACGTAATTTAAGATTCATAATTTCTCCTTTCATTTTGTGGAAATATATGTTAATATGTATTTGAAGATTTTTCATACTTAATCTTCAATTTTATACTTTCCCCCTACAGTTTGTAGGGGGGGATTTTTTTATACTTGATAAAACTTCTTTTGGTTAACTAAAGCCTGCTTTTAGATATTAAAAAGACGCTTTTTTAAGCACCTTTTTCATAAAATTATTCTTTTCTTACGTTTTTTTAATTTTTCACTTTGTTCATTTATTACATCCAACATAGACTTACTGGATATTTCTTCACCTTCAGAATGGCATAATGGGCATCTGTCATAACCTTTTCGATTCATAACCAATGTGCTGTTTTCTATTTTATATATATTTCCACATTTCTTACATTTCATAAAACTATAGCTTTCCCATGACATTTTATCATCTCCCTTTATAATAATTTTAATTTTGCTTCTACATATGGTACATAAAATTTTTCATAACCTTCTTTGGTTGGATGTGTACCATCATTATTAGCTGTATATTTGAGATAACTTGATATAGCTGTATTAAAACAACTTATGTTGTATAGGTCACAGTATGGCATACTGTATTTTTTCAACACACTCTCAATAGCATCGTGTACTTCTGTCATTGTGTGCGAACCATTATTATAATCATTTATTTTTGTATATGGCGTATCTTTAATTTTGTGAGAAAACACAAAAAGAATCTTTTTTCCTTCATATCTTTCCAATAGTTTTCGACACATATATTCAGTTCCACCGATTATTCTTGATGTATTTGTTATTTCGCTAGTATAATCATCTGTAAGACTTCCAATAGTTCCTCTATAGATATGATCGTTATATCCACCACCAACAATAATATAATCGGCATCTTCATCCATTGTTTCAATATTATCGCAGATGTGAAATACTGTTTCGTTTGTCCCAGACATAATCGTAGCACCTGATACAGCATAATTTATACAAGTCATGTTGTTTTTTTCTGCAATCATGTCAACATATGATTTGTTACCTTTTGTATCACTGTTGTAGCCTTGTCCTTTTACTATACTGTCTCCCATACATACTATTTTTTTACCATATAAAGGATTATCATTATTTTTGTTCAAAAATTCTTTTACTGTTAGTTGTGATACTTTTGTCAATTTGGGTCCTACAGATGTACTAGTTCCTTGTGCACCATTAATTTTTACATATGCCGTTCTTAATGGTGTTGTCAATTCGATATCTACATAGTTTTTGGCAGTTCCATCCCCACAATCACTACCTAACAATTTATCGTTAGTGTCAAAATATGATATTAATGGATATTTTTTGTTTTGTTGCGAGCGTCCACTCACTTTTATTTTACACAATCCTTCTACCGAAGCTTTCCCCCATCTTGCATACGCAGAATAGTACAGCTCTCCATCTGTACTAATTGCCTGTCCTTCCGTTATTTCTAATTGTACAACTTCTTCTTTGTATTCTGTTTCTGTATGATTTTTTTCGATTTCTAAAGATTCCTTTAGTGAACCAATCTGCTGTCCAACTACAGCCGAATCCGCAGGCTTATCTGATTGTGTAAGTGTTTTATCTGTGTCTACCGCAGTCGAATTATAAGTACCACCAGAAGTCCATGCAGACCCATTCCAGTAATACCAATTGCCACTTGTATAACCAGACTCACTACCTTGATAGACATAGACTCTTGTTTTGTCTGTCATGCCTGCGACAGTAGTTGCAATATAAGGTGCTCCAATCTGCCCCATAATCGCAGACCATGGAACTTTCTTTAAATCATCTTTTCCAACCAGACAATACATATCTTCTGTCGGATTAGACAATAGCGGTAAATCATTTATCTTTGCCATTTGTATCCACCTCTTTTACTTCTGTAATGATTGTTGTGCTAAGATTTTCCGACAACACGGAAAACGTCATATATACGTTCATATACCCTCCTTAATTCACCATCGGTTGATGTTTCGATGCTTTCTACAATCGGCACTTATACCGTTTGACTTACTGTTGAGACAGATGTTCTATTTAGTTAATAGAACTATGGAATATTAATGTATGATGCAGGAACAATCACATTTGCTATTACGACACCGTAAGATGTTGTTTCTTTACAACGTACGTACACTTTATTGTTATTAATAGTTATGTATCCAGTATTTCCACATGGGGACCAAGAACTATCAAGAATTTCACACGGTGTAAAAACTTCCCTGTTAAATGTAATATTATTTGGCAATGTTAATAAAGTTTGAGATATATTCCCGCCTGTCAAACTTTTGCCATACCACATATAAATCATTGCTAGTTGACTATTTATTTTAATGGCAAATTCATCAATTCCATAATCTTTGTACTGTAAACTGGAAAAATCACTATTTAACGTAGAAATATCTGACTGTATTTTACTTATTCCTAATTTAGTTTTAATCAGTGACACAATCGTTGACCACTTAACCTTACTGGCGGTGCTTCCACCAGTAAGCATGTAATCATCATCAGATATAGACGTTTTCTCTGTTAAATCTGAAATATGTATTAAAGGTATATTGATTGCCATAACATCACTCCTTAATTCAACTTGTTTTCTCTGACGTAGCTTCTGATAGCATCAATGTGCTTTTTAAGTTCTTTATCTACTACCCAGAAATTTTCTTTTTTATTCTGTGACAATGGTTCTCCTGTGTTATCGTCAATCTCATTGTATGTGTATGTTACTCTGTCTCCACCGTCAATGTTTAATACCATAAAGCTACTCAACTGTTTCATTTAACATTTCCTCCTGTTCTTTAATCAAATCGTTGATTTCTTCCATATATTCTTTCTCGTAGTCAATCACTTCTTCTTTTTCTGAGTTATCGAATTTTTCAAGTCGTTCAAATTCGTAATCTCTCTGAATTGCTTTTATTTCCCACGAAAATTTAAGGTTTTCAGTGCCTCGAACGACAAAGTAACTATCAGTCTTTTCTTCTACCCATAAATCGCCTTGTCCCTCTTTCTGCAAGAATACTTGGTATTCAACACCTGTGTTTACTGTTTCTGCAAATATATCGTCAATGTCTATGTAACATTTTCCTGTTTCATCAGTTTGTGCCGTTCCAATATCCCCAAAATATGGAGTTGCTGTCTCATAGCAATACTGCTTTCTTGTATCGTAATTTTCTGTGTCTATTATTCTGTTTTTTTCTCCGGCAACAGACAAACTTCCGCCAATAGTAACTGGCTGATAAAAACTTGATCTTTCTTTTCCAAAATGAAATTTATATTCACTTATCGACCCAAGATAAAGTGATTCATCCGTCATATGCATTGTTATGTCTGTTTGTACTATAAGTGGTCCACTGCTGTTATTTTTTAATATAATCTCATCTTGGGACAAAATCGCACATGCACCAGTTCCATCCTTGTTTTCAGATATATATATACCACCGAACACGTCTGGTGTTATACACACATATGATATTGGCTTTTCATCAGCCGAAATTCCAAGTGAATAATTCAGTACTATAATCCCTTTATTGTCTATCGTCACAACTTCTTTGTCGAAATAATTATAAACGTGTAATTCCCCGTCTCCATATGTATCAGCTTTTCCACCAAGATTTAATGTTCCACCTCTTCCATAAGTAAAATTTATATACAGCTTTCCATCAGACCCACGATAAATACCTTGCCACGCTCCATTATTCGTCAACAGATTAAATATATCTTCGTGTGTCAGTGCATCAACGTCTATTGCAACTGGGATTGTCTCAATGTCAAGAATCTGTGTGAATCCACCTGCTGCATACATCGTACATCTAAGTGCTGTAAGATTTCGTGAAATTGCGATTCCGTTAGTTTCATCAGCACTAATTCCATTTGAGCCTGTTGCTAATGCAGAGTACAATGCATGAGTAATATCAGTTTCATCTTCTGTCGATGTGTATACAGTGTTGTACGTCTCATTGTCTGCTGTCTCTTCAATCTTAAATCGGCACTTATAAGCTGTACGTGCTGTTTCTGTTCCGTCACGATAATAACCAGACAATGTAATGAAGTTTGGAACTATTGTACTGTCCGCTGACATTTTTACAATACTAGATGATGTTTCCATAAAGTATGTACGACCTGCTTTTCCCTCGATTTTCGCCCAAGTATACGCATTAACATCGAGGGGTGCTTCTACGTTGCTATCTACGCAAGTTCCTATCCATGAGCCTACTGTTGCATCCGTAAACGTCTTACCACCATCGTTGCTATACTTAATGTGTAGGTAAGTACCGTCTCCTTGTGCACCTGGTGCACCACTTTTAACCTTTGCAACATCAAAACGCTTTGTAACTGTATATGTATCAAGGTAATTTGCTGTAATATCAATCCACCCTGTATCTGCAATCAATGCTGTTACAGTGTAAGTATGAGTTGTATTATCCCAAGAGCCTACAATTCCACTAGATTTCTGAATACTATAACTGCAATCGTTAGATATATCTGTATGCCCCCACAACACTTGTGCTGTCGTGTGACATTCTGGAAACGCTGTGTATTCTCCTTTGTAATCTGTTGTGATTGCTTGATAGTCCTTGTCAAGATTTATAATCATAGCACGAGACTTTTTCGCTTCATTGATTGCGTCATTAATCGCTTCTGTTGCAGTCTTTCCACCTATTGTGACGTTATCTCCAGAAATCCTTACAGTACCAGTTTCTATGTCTGCAAAAAAGATAATATTTCCAGATTTATCCTTGACTGTCAATGCACCAGTATTAATATAATCTGCATTAATTCCCTCTACATAAAGCAATCTTGTTATCATTTCGCCTGTGATTGCAAAACCATATGGATACGTTTTACCGCCATCCGTGGAAAAACCAATTGCTTCGGCTGTTAGTTTGATAACATTCTGTGATTCTGCGATTGTTGGTTTATCGTGCAAATAGTAAATAGTAGAGCCGTCTGGTTGTTTTTCTGCTGTAGAATACATGCCAGAGCTGTTTTTTAATGTATCATTTAACTTTTTAACTGCAATTTCACGATTTGTCTTTTCACGTTCAACTAATTCTTTCCCTTGAATCAGTGCTTTTTGTTCACTTGACGTGTAATTGCTTTGATTTCTCATTGGAGATTCTGCACTGTTTTGTAGTGTTGTATACCCAAAGAATACAAAGTTTACATCAGTTAACACTGAATAGAAGCTTTTCCCTCGCCAATCTGTGACCTTTATCTTGTCCATAAACTCAGCTATTGGATAAGATATGTAATCCATCGTAAATCCACGGAATGTCACTGCTTTAAATTTGTCATAAACCCAAGAAACAAGTGTTTCTTCATGTCCTTTTACAAGTGGATTCTCCAAAGATAAGATATAGCTGTCTGCACCTACTTTTACAGTTTCTTCAACATCTTCTTCATTCTCATTTCCCTCTTCGTCAGTTGTAACTTTTTTGACAGTACGTGTCATTTGCACGCCTGTTACCTGCACATCGTTTGTATCATTCGTCAGAGTGTTGTAATCGGTCAAAGTATGAACATTACCGCTATTGTAATTAAAATCATAGGTCATTATCTGTAAATGTCCTGTACGGTCAATTCTTGCGTTTCCGCAGGCAATCATAGCTATAAAACCTATAATTTGTCGGTGTGTGTACTCGCTAGACGGCATGGTTGGTATCTGGAAATCGTTATGTAAAAAGTTACTATTTCCAATCAAGATACCGCAGGTATCACAGCTATCAATTAACACACTCTTTGCTGTCGCAGGGAATGTCAACGATGTGCTGTATGACTTATCAGCCTTGTACATATCATCATGTCCAACAATCGTAACTACATTTCCGTATGTTTCTGGCTGTGTAACAGTAAATGTACCGTATTCAATTTTTTCGGTTGTAGATGATAATTCAAACGTAAGATACAATCGGATTTTTGCTCCGAAGAAATCATAATTAGACAAGTGATCATCGTCATTCATAATTTCTAATTGTACATTACGGCTGAGTGCAACACCTAAAGGAATGGTGTTGGCACCTGCCGAATCAACAAGACTATTGTTATCTATTGAAAAATCATCTTCTCCAAACGTCAAGACCGTTCCATTTGCAAGTGTTACTTCTGCATTGCATTTAAAGTCCTGCCGTTCTTCCATTAATTTTTTAAATTCATTACTTACATTTATCATATCGGGTTAACCCCCTGTGCATTAAACGAAAAACTAGATAATTTCTCTTTGTTTTTCTCCAATGTTTGTATTTTTATGTCCGATACCTGTCCGACATAAAACTTAGCCGTTCTCCATTCATTGTGGTACACAGAAAAATAATGCAAATCAAAAGGTTTTCCTTTTGCTACCATTTGCAGGATTTTTGAAGCTTCTGACATTGGAATGTCCGTAGCTGTATATGGGAAACGCTCTACCGTAAACATCGGTGTAAATTTCCCTTTTCCAGACTGTGCCCTTGTTGAACCTTGCGTATACGTGGTTTCGAGTGCTACAGCTATGTCACAATCTGGTTGCCATATTTTCACACCGTTGATTTTTATATAATCTTGTGCCATATCTACTCCTTTCTACGCAAGGCTGAATGGGTTTCTACCGTTACTCATTTGTCTTAGTTTTGCTTCTTCGATAAATTCATCAAATAACGTTCTGCGATTGATTTGTGCGGTAAAGTGATAATCTCCACCATTGTTACCGCTGTTGTCTGATTCTAAGGACTTCGTAACAGATAATAGCTGTTCAAGTAAATTAAGTACGTCATTATTGTTACTGTTTGTGCTGTTCTGCTTTTGTGCGATCACTGCGGATGCTTTCGCAGGTATTATCTTACCTGTAGCAATCTCTGGTGTTCTGAACGGTACATTTGCCAACTGTTCAGACTGATTCATAAGGGTTTTGAGTGTATCTGGAAAAGCTTTTTCCAAACCTACTGTAATACCGGCAGGAATCATCTTACCTATCGTATCTCTCATAAGTCTTGATGGAGAATGGATTCCAAAGAAATCTTTCACACCCTCCCACGCCTTTTGTGCAAGACTTGTCATTTTATCAACCAAAATCCATGCAAAATCTCCAACACCTTTTGCAATACCTTTTACTACATTCATTCCAACGCTGCCCCAATCGACATTTTTAAATGTAGTTTTCATATCCCTTATCGCAGATGTAGCTTTTTTTGATAATTCTTTAGGAAGATTTTTAACCGCTTCTATGATATTGGTCAATATTTTCCCTGCCGTTGTTTTTAATCCGGATAATTTTCCAGTAATTCCGTTCCCCATCTCCTTAAGTCCATTCTCTCCAAGTCCTTTAAGTTTAGATGGCAAATTCTTTATCGCATTAAGCAACCCATTATATGTATTTGTCATAGCTTCAACTGCTGTACTTTTTGCAGCTACAATACCGTTTTTAATACCTGTAATTAAACTTTTACCAAGTGATAACCAGTTATACGCTGTAAATACATTAACCATAGCTACTATAATTTGTGGAATACTCGCAATAAGAGTAGGGATTGCTTGAATCAATCCTTTAATCAATATCCCAATAAGTTGTATGCCTGCCATCAATATTTTAGGTGCATTGTCATTGATTGTATTTGCAATATTGCTAACAATCTGTGGAACATTTTTGATTATGTCTGGAAGTGAATTAGCAATACCTTTTGCAAGATTCAACATAAGATTTAGACCAGAATCTACTAATTTTCCTGCATTTCTTCTTAAGTTTGCAGTAAAACTCGTCAATGCTGATAATCCCTTACTAATAAACTGCTGTGTCCCATTTGTAATACCTTTTGCCAAGTTATCCATAAAAGACACACCAAGCTGTGTTAATGCCGTGATTGCTTTTCCTGCAACAGATATTGCACTAACAAATATTCCAACCCAATCAATAGATGTTAATAATGTTGCTAATTTTGTGCCAAGCTGTGACCAGTTTGTTGTAGTAAGTGCATTATCTAATGTTGTTAATATTCCTAATGCTAATCCAGATAAGCTTGTACCAATAGACTTAACATCTATCTGGTTGATTGCACCATTCAAAAATCCACCTATTGACGTTCCTATTTTTGCCCAGTTAAGAGTATTTACAGCTCCCTCTAACATTTGAAACGGAACATTTATTTTATTCGCAAACAACTGCCCTACATTATTCCAATTTACTTCGTTGAATAAACCGTTGATACCTGTTGCAATTTTTGAACCAAGATTTTTCCAATTGATTCCCTCTATCAACAGATTCAGTGTGTTGACAATTGTATTAATACCTGCACCCACAGTACGTCCCATTAAATCCCAGTCTATGTGATCAACAAGACTATTGAATGTCCGTGTAAATGCGTTCACAAAATATGTAATCTTCGGGCCTACATTATCCCAATTGATGGCATTATAGATTTTTTGCAATCCTTTGTTGATACCCGATGCAATATAAGCTCCAAGTCCCTCCCAGTCCTCTTTTTTTATGAGGCCCTTAATCTTCTTAGCAATATCTGCGATGGAAGATTCAATAGGAACTTTCTCAAACATATCTCCAATGGATGGACCAGTGTAACCACCGCCACCACCTCCACCGCCTGCGGATGGGGTAGAAGAACTAGGTGTATCGTTATCTTTTTCTTTTTGATACTGTCGGATTTCATCCAGTCCAGAAAGATATGTCTGTATCTCTTTATTTGCTTTTTTTGTGGCATTTGCGTTATTCTTTGTAGCTTTTGCCGCCTTATTAGCTCCACTGGATGTTTTGTTCAGTGATGCCGCATAATCTTCTTGTACAGCTTTTGCTTTCGTAAAAGATTTCTGTCCTGTTAGTGCTGCTATAAACATTCCAATGTATGTGATCGCTTTCGATAGCATATTCATGAATGCCGTCAAAATCGGTGCTACTACGGACAAAATCGGTGCAAATGCTGTTGCTAAACTGTTTTGTAACTGAGTTAATGCTGACATCATAGAAGATATCGAAGCATTAGTAGCTGACGAATACTGTGCAAGGTTATTGATGCCTGTCATGATTCCACTGTTAACTTTAGAAATCATTCCAAAAACGGTAGAATATAATATACTCATACCGACCATTCGACCAATAGAAAATTTTGCATTATTAGCACTGTTTGTAGTGCTTGTGAAGTTCTGTGCCAGTACACCAAGACGTTTTCCAAGTCCAGATACGACTCCACCCATTCTACTAAAGATAGATGAAATACCGCCTGTCTTTGTCTTAGCACTGTCCACAGACTGACTGACATTCTTAAATGATGAACCAAGCCTACTATTTGTGTTAACAAGTCCTTTTTCTTTTGCATCTGTCTGTGTTATTTCTTTGTTTAAGGCATCCAAAGCTTTTTGACTTGCACTAGATGCCGTGGCAGAATATGCACCAGTCATAGGGGCTGTCTTGATCGCAGGTGTTTGTACTGCTCCCCCACCGCTTTCTAACTGCCGTTTCTTAGCAAGTAATGAATCATACTGCCGACCAAGCTTCTCTGCCGCACTCTCTAATGCCATAAAAGCAGGAGATGAAGTAACACTCTGATTCCTTGCGAACAACTCTTGCTGAGTCTGTGCAACTTGATTAAACTGTGATTCTACCTGCTGTAGTGTCTGCTCAAGAATCTGATAAGCTGTAGTATTGATAGAGCTGTCACTTATCTTTTGTTGTGCCTGTGCTGTTTGCTCCAAGCTGTTATTTAACAGTTCTACTTTTGTTTCTGTGCCTGTGATCTCTGCATTAAGTTTAGCTAATGCGTTAGCACTTTCCTCACTTGCCAGACCTGTTCCACCTGTCAGCTTTCCAGTCTTAGGCAGTCCAGTCTTTCCTGTTGTAGATGTTTCCAACTGCTTCTTTTTTGCAATCAACTGTTCATATTGCTGATCTAATTTAGAAGCGGCACTCTCCATTGCTTGAAATGCAGGGGAAGAAGTTGCACTCTGATTTCTGTTGAATACATCCATCTGTGCTTTTTCCAACTCTGCAAGCTTCTGTCCTGTGGTTTCTATCGCTTTATCTAACGTATCAAGTGCATTAGATTTAATATCTATGCTTTCTAGCTTCTTTTCTGCCTGTGCGGTCTTTTCCAGTTCCTCAGCCACGGTCTTTGCTTTTTCTTCGACAACATCCATACCTTTTGTATCTGGTGCTTTTATACCGCCACTTATGGCTTTTTCCATTGATTTTCCAATGGTTTTTACTTGATTGGATAAACGTTTTAAAAGAGATGCGATTTCTTTCACACTTGCTTTTGCTTCGGTTGTATCAATTTCTGTTTTGATATAAATACTTCCATCCGCTTTTTGTGTAGCCATTCAATCACGCCCCTTTCCCATTCAGTAAATCGTTCAAACGTTTCTGTTCTTCTAATTCCTCTTCGGAATATTTAACATCTAGGTCAATAAGCGTTTTATTTTCTTTGTAGAACTCTCTTTCCCAATCTTCCAGTTTCTTTCCTTTGGCTTTCTTCATGCGAACACTAAGAATCTGCGAAAACAAAGACTCTCCAATTTCCATGTAAGCTCCTAAAAAAGTCCACCAATGTAAATACTGCATAGCTCGTATTTCTTTTCCAAGTACACGGTTAACAGATGGGATGATAACTGGTGCATCATGTTCCCAATCCATCACATGAGGTTGTTTCTTCCCATCATCTTTGATACCCATGTCAATAAATTCGATGGCTTTTTCAATAGCTTCTTCATAGTCTTGTGGTGGCATATTTCCAAAATCAACGTATAAAATGGTAAGGCAAACAATCCACTTTTCATCGTTCTCAAAGTCTGGGTCATTAAATGTTTTTAAAATGTCCAGAACTGCACGAAAATCTGTGCGTATTTCATAATCTATGCCACCAACTACTATGGATGTAGGAAGTTCCCAAACTTCCATTATTTGTGATATTTAGACGTTGCCCTTTTAATTTTCGCCTGTTTCTTCTTAATTCTCTGGTCTGTTACCTGCTCAATAATATCTGCGATTTCCACGATGATGTTCTCGATGAAGAAATCTCCGCTTTCTGTAAGAGTTAGCGGATTGCAAATAGCAAATACAGACTTAGAAGCTTTAGAGTTAAGCAAGTAATCAATCTGCCCCTCTAATTTGTCAGACAGTTCTAAGATATCCTGTTCTGTAGCATCCTCTGGAAGTTCCATCTTTTCCAAATTAGTAACAACTTCTTCGTATCTTCTTACGATATTTAAATCAACTGGGTTGAATGGGAATCTTCCGATTTCCTCATCATCTTCATTCGTTAAAATTACATTTAATGCCCCAGTTTTGACTTTTCGTCTAAGTTCTTCCATATCCTGCACTCCTTGTTATGATAAAACTGCTTTGCTGTTGTCTTTTAAGTCCTGTGTAGCACTTTCTGAAAATGTTCCGGATGTTACGTTGTAAGTACCTTTTCTGCGGTTTCCTGCGTAGTTAACTGTAAATGGAATCTGGTAACCACTTGTGTCTCCACCGTAGGATGTTGGAACAATATAACAATCTTCTGCGTATGCTTCATAAGCTCCGCTTGATGCTTCTTTCCATAGGTGTACTTCTACTGCGGTAGTTTTCAGATTATCGTCTTTGTAACGATTGTCGATAATCTCCTGCAACTTCTGGCTTAATGTGCTGTCAGCTTCTGCATAATAAGGGTCGGCTTCTGAGGAAACCTCATATCCGTTGTGTTTGAATGTAGATTCTCCGATAATATTTTTACTTGTTTCTGTATCGGGATTAAGTTCGACATTGTACTCTTCTAAGTCTTTTCCAAGACGTTCATAGGATGGTGTTTTACCACCGCACAAAGAGCCTGCATCTAAGAAATGAGCCATATACTTACGGTCAATTTTACCTGTTGTAACTGCCATTATGATTCTCCTTTATCTTTTCAAGGTCAGTGATCTACATCCTGTCGTAGACCAGTTAATAGTTAATTTATCTATCAAAGTCGTTTTGATATCGGGCAGAAATATTGATAGCCCAATTCTCAGACTTGTTTTCGTTTATACTGTCCAAATATGCAGGTGTCTGTCTGTCAATCGTTAAAAACTTTCGATTGCCTGTCAGCACTGGATATTCTTCTAGTTTATATGTGTTGTTTTTAATTGTGATTGTTTGCTTTTCTAACCATTTACCAAGGTTATCCAACCACTCCTTAATTTCTGCTTTCCTCTTTGGTTTTGTACCGCTTGCACGATGTATCACACAAAACGGATACAGACATACCTGTGTGACGTGTCCTGTGATACTCTCTTTTTCTGATTCAATCACTGCACCGCTTACTGGGAACATTGCTTTTCCGCTTGCATCATCTAATGTAGAAAATGCAATTTCGTCTCCCTCTCTTAATTCTGGGAATTGATTTACCAGTTCTTGCAATGCTGTTGTGATCACGTCAAAACCATCAATGTCGTACTTGACTGGTTTCTTTTCTTCTGCCATTAACTTCCTCCTGCCTGCTTCTTAACATGAGTAACCCATGCTTTACCGTGATTCTTCTTTGCTGTTTCAAACCATTTTGGAGTAGCTTTAGGATTGGAATAGGACAGGTCTTCTTTTGCATTGGTTTGTCCTGCAAATTCAGTGACTAATACTTTCTTAGCACCTTTTCTCGCCCATGGAGACCCTGTTAATTCGTCAACCATACCTTTACCATAGTACAAGAAACGTCCCATCGGTCCAGTACCTGCACACACCATTCCAGTACCTGCAAGAGAAGCACTTTTTGCTCTCGTTACGTTAATGAATGTACCTGTTTCATGTGGCATATATGGGACCATATCAGTCATAACTTGACTATCTAACCAATATTGAGCACTTTGTATTTGTTCATCGAATCTCGCCAGACTGATATTAGCTCTCATGTTCTGTGTATTCACATTAACATTTCCTAATTTCTTCTTAGCCATATATAACCACCTACTTAGCCATTACCTCAAAGTGCGGGATTATGTCGTAAAAGGCACTTCCAGTTATTGCAAAGACATAATCATACTTAAGTTTCATTTCTTCATAGAATCCGTCAATATAATCATCCTCTGCAATCGGTTCTTCATTCTTCCATTCGCCAACGATAAAGAAATCAAAACTATTCGCCTTAGAACTAAACGTAAGTGCTTCTGACAGCTTATCATTCGTCTGTTTACACCATTCTTTAGGCGGTAGCCATAATTTACTCCCTACCATCTTTTGACCGCTTTTTAGGCTATACTGCACGTTTAATACAGCATTGTCCTGTGATTCAGAACCGTACTTTGCAACGATGCTTGCTTTATCCATGTTTAGGTTCGTATTATGCAAAATAGAGGGATACCATGTATCTCCCAATTTACTTTCATACCTATTAAAAAGTGTGATTGTATCGTTATACATCGTATCCCCCTGTCTATAATGCCCCTACTTTTTTAAAAGCTTTAAAAATCTTTTTAGACTGTAAAGCAAACCAGTCAATCATTTCTTCATTTTTTGCCCAACAATCTACGTTGCAAGACTGCCCATCTAAACCACTTTCATATAAGAAAGCGTGCATAATCTCATGCCTAAGCACACTTTTTTGAACCGATTCAATGTTATTCACAGAATCAACACTTTTTTCAAAAATTGCAACGACTATTGTTTTATTTGAATAATCGCAATAACCAGACAATTCTTGTAGTTTTTCATCTTCATTCTCATGTCTGAATCTAATTTTATATGTAGTTCCTAAAACATTTACTTTACAATCTTTCATAAATACTCCGTTGGGTACATTCCCATATACAGTAGACTTACTCCGTTGGCATCTGTGACACCCGATAAGTAGTCTCTTATTGTGTCAGAGTATAACTGCTTTTGTGCTTCCTTATCCGCTAAACACTTATCTATCAATGTAGCCGTACCTGCGTTACTGGAAGTCACATAGCTTATACTCTCGTTTCCTGCACTCTTAGATGCTACCTGCTTACTCATCACAGTTCCATCTTCTAACGTGATGTAGCCTTGTGATGCTTCGACTCTTGCTTCTGCCTGCTCAATCTTGTATGTGATTGACAGAAGTTCGCAGATACATCTTTTTACTGCTTCTGCATCGTCCTCATCGGTCGGAAAAGCAATCTTAAGTTTCTTTACGTTATCCACACCTGTTGTGGCATTATCTATCTTCTTGCAAGAATCCCAGACCAGACGATTAAAGTCTGCTTCTGGGATTGCTTTCTCTCCAAAAAGGGTTTTGTAATATTCATAGTCAATGTACGCCATGAAATCACTCCTTTTTTATCCGTTGGATTTAATAACACCCATGCGGATATTCTTCTGATTAAATGCTAAAGACCAGTTTCCTTTAGTTCCTAACTCTGCATTTGTAGGAGACTCTTTTGCAATCTTGTTAGCATTAATAGAAAATCCGTTAGGATGTAATACATAACCCTGTTTTGTATACAGCTTTTCAATACCGGCAGATGTTTCTGGGTCATAGTTTGTATAATAAGGATTTTCATAGTTTGTCTTATCACAAGTCAATACTGAACCTGTACCAAGCATATAAGTTTTGTATACTGGATTTGTTCCTGTTGTATCAACTGTAAATCTGTCTGTTACCAGTGGGATAAATCCACCGATTGTAGGAAGATTTACTTCTCTTTCTACTGCGTTAGCAATAGTGTATTTGTTGTAGTCAACAAGTCCCATTGCTTTGTACTTTGCATAAATGTAAGAGTTTAATACAAGTAATCCCATCTTGTCAGCGGAATCTCCTAAAGCTTTCTGCTGTGCAAAGATAAGTGTTGTATCGTCAATTTTGTTTGCATCTCCTACAGTGCCCTCGCCAGTTAAAGATAAGTCTGTAATATGGTTTTCCATACCAGACAGGCTTAAAACTGCATCAACTGTAGTCATTAAGTCACGTGTTCTTACCTGCTTATAGAAGCTTGCAACAGAGTTTGCAACATGAGTCATAGGGTCTGCACCTGTTAACTCTTTTGTAAAGTCTTTTGATTTCCAAGCTTTCATTCTCTGGATTAACATGCAAGTCTGTTTCTTTCCTGTGATTTCAACAGGTGTATTGTCTGTTTCTCCATCGTTGTTTAAAGCCTGTGAGTCCTGTTCATCAATCGGTGTATAGAATGGAATTGTTGCGACATTTCCTTTTTCTCCGATTAAATCCATGATTGTATTGTCCTGTGCTAATACACCAGATGCAATAATCGCATCATTCCATGTTGCATTTTCGCTCATGTATCGTGAAAAAACTTCTGGATCAAAAGCGAATCCGCCAAAAGTTCCTGTTCTTGGCATAAAAAAAGTCCTTTCTACCCAAAATAAGAATAGATAAGGACTTATCTTTGTCCCATCTACCTACAACTATTAAGGGATTTTAGGTTAGCGGCTCACTTCCAAATTGTGAGTCGGTATGGTTTCTATTTGTCGTTTGCTAAAGAGTTGTAGAGGTCTGGGTCTTCTGCCTTTAACGCAATTTGAGCATCTAAAGACATTTCATTTAACTTCTGAACTCCTTTTTTTCGTTCTCCGCTATTAAATTTTGTCGTAAAACTTGGAATATTATTTTTAGGTTCTTTTTTTTCTTCAACAAAGATGCCCTCGTTTACTTTCCCATCTGTTGTATAAAGTTCATTAAAAACATCTTCTGCATTTTTCCCGTTTTCTTCTTCCAGTTTTTCAAGCATTCCCTTGCGGATAGCTTCTTCTGCAAATGTATTTACAAATTTTTTGCCAGATAAGAAATCGTTTACTTTCTCTTTGAGTTCTACCTGCTTAGAAAGTTTATCCATAGCTTTATCTTTGTCTGCAATCTCTGTTTTTAGTGTAGAAATCTGTTCTTTAAGACCGTTTACGTCTTCTTTTTCTAACTCTGAAAGTTTTGACTGTACATCTTCTACGGATGTTTTGTACTCATCTCTTTCTGTTATTACCCTGTTACATTTTTCTACCTGTTTATTGTAGTCAGCTACAGTCTTGTAATTTTCAGACATTTTCTTTTTTAAATCCGCTTTTTTATCTTCTGGGATTTCGATTCCTAATTCTGCTAAAATCTGTTCGTAATTCTGCATTGTATATCCTCCTACATTGTTTGTATACCGCTATGTCTGCGGTAATGGATTAAGACTTATATACCTAAGTCAAGGTAAAAGAAATATGGGGACTTGAACCCCACTCGAGCCTCGAACTCTTTTCCTGTTGTCATGTAACCAAAAACGCTTAAAAAACTCTGTACTTACAAGGAGGCTGTGGCAAATCTGCATAATTCCTACATATTTATTGTAAACCCTAAAATATGCCGTTTCAATACCCTCTTTTTTTACATTTCCGCAAGTTTCTTTATCTGTCGCTGTATTTCTTTTCTCTCGTCCATAAAGTCGGAATCAATAACCATAGAAGAAAGCATATCATACACTTCCACCATCAATCTACCGACCGATTCCATAAGCTTATCGCGGTGTCCTTGATCTCCGCTTTCTTTGTATGCCATTTTAGCACTTAAGTAGTTGTCATACAATGCATCTATATTTTTATCATACTTGCCATTGCTGTACTTCTTAATAAGATTCTCTCCTGCATCCATGACGGTTTCCGCTATGTCTCCATGCTCCATCTTTTCCAGATTGCATAATGTTGTTGTAATCTTATACATTGCATCAAGATTAGATGTTGTGAGCTGTTTTAATGCTGAGTTTTTTTCTCTTTCTAGCTGTTCTTCCAGAACATGTTTGATTTCACTCATAATTTGACCCCCTTAAGCTTCTTTTTGTATTTCTCATGAATGCAGTCCTGTGTCTCTGTAATATACACCATGTCGTATCCTACAGAGATTAGATTAGTAACCATCTTTTCAACCGTTTCTAGCTCTTTAGATACGTCTTTTACCAGACATTCTACAAATAATGCATCCGATACGTTTCCGTTTGTTCTAAGTTGCTGTGCGTACTTCTCATAGGCTTCTTTTGTCTCTTTCTCCCAGTTGTGATACTCTATAAAGCCATCCTCTACGGCTTTCTGCTTTGTAGATTTTCCGATACTTAGTCTACTGGCTGTATACCAAGAGTCTGGAATCACTTTTATAGTACCGCTAAAAGAATCTTTTAAAAGCTTGCCGTGATGATCTACAAAATACCTGCATACTTCACGTCTCTCCAAGCTTTCTGTAAGAAACTGGTATTCATGTAATCTTTTGTAGCCTTTCAAACCTAAGAAGTTGAAATAGTCTGCCATTTGACCGTGTATCATCATAGCCGCTACATATCTTTTGTTGATCTCGTCAAAGATATCTTCTGTTTTTGTTACTTCAAGATTGTTTGTAAATTCAATCATGATCGCACCTCCTTAAGAGATACGCTTTATAATAATATTCGCATCTTTTACTATTGCCGCTGTTGTTCCTACATTTCCGATGCTTACGATTAAGCTACCGCAAGATGGTACAGTTACAACCGTTGTTGCTCCCACGTTCTGAAATGTGTTCGCTGTAACTACTGTATAGTCCATTTCTGTTCCACCAATAGCTTCTCCGTTAAGCTCTACAGCAAGTGCCGTTGCTCCTGCTGCATTAGCGGATACATTTCCGTTAAATTCTACCTCTACAGTCATAGGACAGTTTGATCTATTCGTTAACGTAAACAGACCAGACCCCTCTACATGATTCAGCCACCCATAATTACAAGTACAACGTCTGCTACTATATCGTGTATTCGCAAATAGTACGTTTGCACCACTGTTTACATCCTGCTGTGCTACATTTACCGCATTTAACATAATTTTCCCTCCTAAACAAAAATAGGATGCCGAACCCGACACCCTATCGTCAATATATTGCTAGTCTACTTAGTAGATATGGATTCTTCCAACAAGCTTGATTTATTTACACATTTACACTTCCGCAGTTGCAACCACCGTATGCATACCCATTATAGGATACATAAGGACTTGCTGTAATGTATGCAGGTGTTGGGAATGGTCTAACAGCATCCACAATGTTCTTAGTCTGTGATACCTGCGAAATCTGGAAGTTAGATAACTGTAAGTCTCTATCTCTGTCCGCAAGTTTATCTCTAAGATTCTGGATTGTGTTGTCCTGCATCAACTGGCGTGTAGCCTGTCCGTCTGCGAGGATTGTTTCCTTAATATCACAGCAACACTGTGCCATCTGTGCCTGCATATTCTGGGCCATTAAAGCCGCATCATAGCGGTTCTGTAACACTTCTTTCTGTGTTTCACAGCAACAAGCCTGCTGTTGTGCCTGCATCTGCTGTAATCCTAACTGTGTTGTGTATCTGCTTTCTAATACGTCTCTCTGTGTCTGACAAGCTGTATTAGATACGTTCTGGTTTGTATTGAAAATATCTCTCTTAACAAACTCATCGGATAAGAAAGCATTTTCGCCTGCGGTCGTTGCGGTATCGTTATTTCTTCCCCATCCGTTACCACAGAAAAGGAAAGCAATTAAGATAATCCAAATCCACCAACCACCGTTGCCGAAGCCGTTATCATATCCGTCATTTCTTGTCACTGCCGCTACATCTGCCGCAGTGAGTCCCATTGCTTCATTCATTGTTGTTGTCCTCCATAAATTTATTTACCAAGCTGTGCACCGCTTAATATCTATTTGTTCACTTTGTCCACAATATCCTGTGGATTCATGCCCTGCTGTTGGCATAGGCTATTAAACACTTCTTGTGGGTTCTTTCCCTTGCACATTTCCATTGCCTGCTTGATCGCAGGGTTTGTCTGTGCCATGCTCTCAACCATAGACTGCGGATTGTTAGACCCTCTTACCATGCCCATTACCTGCTGTACCATTTGCATAGGATTGTTGTTTCCCATCATACCGCCTATCATGTTCATTAAAGGATTACTCATTGCTTAACTCTCCTTTCTCTGGTTGCTCTCCTAGCTTTGCTAGAAGCTCTTCAAACTCTGTTCTTGTAACATATCTATTATCATAGTTTACATTCTGTTTTTGGACTGTCTGCGTGGCTTCTGGTGGTATCTCTTCAAACCTAAACACCTTAAAAGTTGCACTGCCCATACCGTCTACACTCTTTACATAAAAGAAAGGTGCGTTGTTATCCATCATCCATGCCGTAGCCCCTGGTTGTACGATCTGGTTCTTTGCTCCCTCTATACCTGCGACTTGTATCCAATTAACATTCTGCGTTGGAACTTGTGGCTCTGGCATTGGTTTATTGTACTGCTGTTGCATCTGTTGTAACTGATTTAGCCTATCCTGCAATTGCATCGTGTCTTGATACATCGGTGCATAAGGATTATAGTTATATCCGTTCACTCTTCCACCTCCCTTTTATGTGTAAATTATCGCATTAAAAAAGAGACTCTAACAGGTCGTTAAAGTCTCATAAAAGTATCATATTAAATTAAAAAATTAGCACCATGATAGGGGTCATGGTGCTTGAACAATAAGGATAAGATTGAGGAACACCAATTGATGAAAAAAGGTGTCATGATGAAAAATGAAAAATTCAAAACCAACAAAGTCTTTACTTTGAGGAAATTTAAAAATTTCTTATGCCCACAACAGTGAGCAAATGGAAGCAACAGGACTCGAACCTGTGACAGGTCGGTTATGAGCCGACTACTCTGACCAACTGAGTTATACTTCCACGGACTCCGTTAGGAATCCACCGTACTATATACCTAACAAAACAATAAAGAAAGGATTAAAGTATTATAACATGAAAAAGTATCTCCGAAACAAACCACTCTCATTTAAAACTAAAAAGAAAATCTTATAATGATTTATTCAACAACTTATTACTTGTTACATTTATATTGTATCATGGATTTTTGCCTTTTCAATACCCTCTTTTTTACGCCTTTTCGTAAGTCTTTTCAAAGATTTCTTTCTTACATGGGTAGATTTCCCCGTCCACACCAGTGATAAGCATATCATCTTGATGATCGCTATATCATTCCAAGTAACATATCTCCCTCTAATGTTGGAATGATATAGCGATCATCATCATATCTTTTGATAATATATCCATTGTATTCAAGTTCTATTGGTTTACTATGTACATTTTTTATAAATTCTTCATATGTAACTGCTTCAATCACAACTGGTTTCTTTACATATTTAGCCATTATGTTTCTCCTTAACATACTCTAATAATCTTGTTATTAACTCTCCTGCTGATTCTCTTTGCTGTAGACAGACTTACGTTCATAAGCTCTGCACATTTCTCTAGTGGTATATTCTTTGCCCGATACTCGAACAATGTTCTTTCAACATCTGTGAAGTTGCAATACGTAC